ATTGTAATAGAAGATATCTTCAATTGCATCAATTATCATTTGTTGGAAAGGAGTTACTACCATTGATTGGAATATTTCAAATCCAACCTTCATTTCTTCAGCATTTGAGCTAAAGCCCTGACCACGCTCACGTAAACCAAATAACAATGGAGTAGTAATTCTATGTGCTACCATTATTCTACGAGCTGCTTCTTCAGACAAAAACTGATATTTGTCGTGTAAATTATCTACTTGTAAAGCATCAATTGTTGTAGCATTTTCTTTATTATCGTTAAAATTCATTACAAACTTACCTGCATTAGATGAACCAACAAATTTTTGTTTTAATGCTGCTTCTAATTGCTCTCTTTCTTCAACTGGTGGAATACCATTGTTGAAGTTGATCATAGTAAGTGGCATGAAACCATTTAATATGTTGTTGATGTGTAGATTTGATAATTCACTTTCTACAGAGCAGTATTGTAAAGATGCATACCAATCAGGTAAGCCGTAGTAAAATTTTCCTGGTTTATAGGGCTTGATATAATAAATCTCAGAAGTAGGAGTTGTAGGCGATTTTGTATACGCATAAAATTTTTCATATACTACTTTTTTAGCAGCCCAATCTGGTGAGTAGTAATAACACTCAATCTCACCTCTCATATCTACTTTTCCTGAACGTAATGTTTGAACTGGTACGTGTACTATTTCTACAATTTCAGAACCATCATCAGCATAAATAAGCTGAAATGCAGCGTTGCCATATAATTTTAAGTCAAAAATAACTCTGTTAAGGTCTTTATCAGACAACATATTGTAGATCATTTTGTCTACATTTTCATCTTTTGATTTTAAACCTTTACCAAATATCAAATTTGAAGTTGCATCTATGCAAGCAGCATTTGTAGTTGATGTTTCATATTTTTCAGTTATTACACCAAAAAAATCATCAGTTGTGTAAATGCCGTATTCTACCCAAGGTGTTCTTTTACCATTGTTGCTTTCTTCACTTACTTTTGGTTGAATGTAGTTTGCAAGGTTTACTACTGATAAGACATTTTTTTCAGATTGTATCATAAACTTAGTAAATTATATAGTCATTGTTTGAGCCTGTATAAACAGTATAGTCAGGAGTAGATGCTGTATATGCTGAAGCATTTGAGTATAACATTTCACCTGAATATAATTCTTGAATTTCAGTTGAACCAGACATCTGGAATAACTGCATATAGTAAAAAGCATCGTTTGTTAAATTAAACGAAGCAGTAACAGTCAAAAAATCATTGCTATTGAATGATGCAGTAGGAATAATTGATGAACTAACATTTGTATCTTCATTCACTAATACTATTTTATAAGATATAGGTGACACTGAAGATGTCTCCCTTACTCTAATAGCAAATGACTGTGATGATGTTATTGGCTGAATTACTATCATAATGATATAACCAAAACCTGTTGCTTTAGTCTACAAAGAAATAGGCCATCCAAAAGGATGACCTAAATCTCAGTAAACACACTGTAAGGGATATATATAATCTCCTAATTGTGATTAGTTAGTACCATACACAATTGTAGGAGCATTGGTAATTGTACCAAATGCATTTGCTACAGTTGAACCTGATACGAAGTTAGCAGGTAATTGTTCTAAACCAGTAAACGTCAAGCTATATCCGTACTTATCACCTAATGAAGCACCAGTTTCAGCAATTGTTCCTTCAGTTACATCAGCACCATTGATACGACCTACTAATAGGGTATCACCTTTGTTTGTTTGAACAAAGATTTGTGGACGACCATAAGCTAACAACTTTAACTGTTTAGTTGTAGTTGCATCTAATGATTTAAGGTTCAATACTAATACTTGTTGGAAGGCAGTAGTACCATTATCTCTTGAGGTTACGATGGTTTCAGTGTAGGTTGAGTTACCTTTTAACTCGTAATTATATACGGTTGAACCTGAGAAGCCACCATTGATTGTGTCAGATAAACTTCCTGTTCCACCAACTAGAGAACCAGTATAAATTTGACTGAAGTTTTGGAAGAATACTGCTCTTAAACCACCAACGGAGTCTTTACACGGTTCATTTCTACCTAATGTAATATCGCAAGGCATATTTTAATAATTTAATTTATTTTTAAAAAAAAATGAGGTTTTGTTTTTAGGAGGGTAACCACCAACCATCCATTATTTTATGCTAATTAGCAGTTCTTGTAAGCTACAATATCTGAACCAACACCGAACTGAACACCAGCTGCATAGCGCATCACAAATCTTACGTTTTGTGAACCATCTAAATCACTCATATCTAACACTCTTACTTCGTTGAAGTCAGCTTTTAACGCTGTACCGAAGAATAAGTTAGATTTTTGTGCGGCTACCATTGTGTTAGAAGCTAAACCAGGGCAGTATTGAAGAGGTATTCCTAAGAAATCTAATGGCTTACCACCTACATAAGCACCAAATTGGTAGTTAGCAGTACCTAAAGCGAAAGCATAAGCTTTAACGATGTTAGCAGGTACATAGATACTTAAATCTTCTTTACCATATACTGCAGAAGGAATAGCATTAACTACTTTCTGAAGTTCATTAATTACTGAAGCTGAAGTTACAGCTGAAGCAGATACGAATACAGGTGAGTTAGATGAACCTGAAGCAGTACACATTAAAGTTACTAAACCATCAAACTGACCTACTGTTGCGGTAGCACCTTGCCAGATGTTAGTTTCGTTTTGTTGAGCAACTTGCTGAGCAACATATCCGATTACGAAATCAGAGAATGAAGTAGGCAAAGTGTCATTTAATACTGAAGGAGCCATCATAGTAGCTTCCCAAGTTTGGCGTAATTGCTTCTTACACAATTGTAAGTTAACTTGAAATTCTTCAGTTGTTAATAATCTTTCAGAGATTGACATTGAAGCAGGAGTTGCGTTACCGAAATCACAAGCAGCGTTACCAATTAAGTTAGAGAAGTCAAACTTCTGGATAACTTCTTTGTAACGTACGTTAGGAAGTACAGTAATCAACTCTTTGTCGATTGTTGGTGAGCTAAAAAGCGCGGCAGCGATATACTTACCAGCAAATTCACCACTATAGGTGTTGCCATCTAATGTAGGCTGTTGTAAAAATACGTTCTTATTCATTTTTAATAAGTTTTAAAATATTTGTTTAATTAATTAATTGAATTCACTCATCTTGCGGAATACGCGTTGCTGAGTAGTTTCAAATTCTGATTTGTTGTTATAAAATTCGTTGTAAGCAGGTTTAACAGCTTCTGGAGCACCAGTTAATTTACGAGCAGAAGACATTTTAACATCTTTACCAGGTACTTTAGTTTCAGGTACAGTTACCATCTTCTCTTCGCTACCCATTTCTGTTTCATCACCTTTTTCTTTAGTTAATGAAGCAAATGCTTTAGTTAATTCTTCAATCGCTTTCTTGATGTCTTCGATTTCAGCTTTAGTTGCATACTTTTCTTCAGGACCTAAATCTTTCAGAGGTTCCTGCATTTCTTCTTTTTCAGGAGATTTGGTTTCTGGAACCATTGCTTTCTCCTCCATAGATTTCAATTCCATAGTTTCGGTTTTTTCTAATTGTGTTTTGTTTGTGATTGCTTTAGTCTCTTTAAGTTGTTTAATCTGAAGCGACTCAATCTTATTGCCATCGATTTTTAAGGCATACTTGGTAGGGCCACCTTGTGATAAACCATCAGCTGTATCTTCAATTACAATGTCGTATTCACCATCAGTAAGAGGTTTTTTATTACCATCTTCTGAAATAATGAATACAGGAACACCGATTTTCCATTCAGATACTTCTAAGATATCGTTGTCAGGAAGCAAAGAACCATACACAACATCGCGTGTAAGTTCAACTTCTTTTGTATCGATTGATAACAAAGTAAAGATTTTATTCAAAAGTATTTTTGAATCCATATCTAATTTATTTTGTGATTATATAACAATATCGTTATTTCTTATTTGAGAGGTTTTTGCGTTTCATTCCCATTCCACCTGAATAAGTATTTCCAGTGAAGCTTGGTTGACTGAATTGCATTAATGCCTTTCTAAAAGCAAATTCTTCTAAGTTTATTTGATTGTAGCAAATTGCAGCAGCTTGTTGCTGATCATATTCGCCTGCTAATTCAGCAATACACTCACTTATGAATGTATCTTCTGATTGGCCTTGTTTGCGTTGTGGAATTGGCATATTAATGTTTTTTACCTTGACCTCTATATATTTTAGTAGGCGCATCTTTAGGGCCGCTAGTTTTTTTAGCTTTGCCCCCTTTACGCTTACCGAATGTTAATTTATTTGAATTTACTGACTTTGCCATTTATTATTGAGTTGAACCGCTATGATAGAATTCAGTACCTGTATAAGCAA